CCGCCGTGTCGACGTACGTGATCGATTCGATGTAATTCACGGGGACTCTGGGGAGTTCGATGTACCAGGCGCAAGGGAATGAGTCGAGATACACATCGAATGTGGTCGCGAGCATCACACGATTTCGCTTGCTGTTCGAGCCGGTTCGAGTCTCGACGACATCTCGCGCGGCCGTCGCCTGCGAGGCAATCAGCTGATCATTTTCGGTGACGTCGACATCCGCCGAGCATTGGGCTTTCATCTCCGCCAGGTGGACTGGTTCCCCGTAAGGAGGGCTGTAAATCCTGATGCTCATCCATCACCGGTAATACAGGCGCACCATGCCGACTTTGGCGTTGCCTGCATTGGAAATGACGAGTTCAAGAGTTCCATCGACGAAAAAGCTGCTTCCCGTCGCATTCGCCACGGGCCCCACCGATTCCGTCACTGTTGCGCTGCGGTTGGCCAAAAGCCCGCCTCCCACATCAAAGCCGTCCACATCGTTGATGACAGCGTCATAGAGAGTTGTCGGAGCGGTCGCTCCCGGATCGGTCGTAATGCGCAACACTTCGCCGGATATGGCAAAGGTTGTCAGCGCAGCTCCTCCACTGACGGCCCCTGAGGCATCCGACACCCAATCCCATTGAACAAATTTCACGGGCCGGTGTCTTTGGTGAGTAATGACCGCCGATCCTGCTGCCGCCATTAGTTATCGCCCAATCTGGATGACGCGGATCCAGTCCACCGACATGGTTTTCGCAACGGCCTCCCCAGTCAGAAAGTGAATCGAGGGTGTCAATTCTTCATCGTCGACAATGTTGGTGGTGTGCTGAGCGACAGCCACGCCGTCTACGAAGAACTCGACCGAGGTTCCGTCCCAGTAAAATTCGAGCAGCTTGTAGGTGTCGTCAACCATTGCGGCAACGGCCAGGGTCTCCGTTTCTGTGGAGTTCTTTTCCGTGACGACGTTGACGTTCGCCGATCCGTCGACCTTGCGGAAATACACACCATCGGTCATCCCGCCCAGGAGCGTGGTGTCGGTAATGCAAAGCCCCGCAATGAAGTCGGACTGTGTTTTGTCGCTGATCTTCAGCCGGATCCCGAAGTACAGGATCTTCTGAGTGGTGCTCAGCTTGAACATTTCGCCGATCTTCTGGAGGTTGATTCCGTCGTCTTCATTGGCGTCCGTAGTCAGCAGGAGGACGCCACCTGCTCCATCGGGAATGGTGACGGTCGACTCCCCGGCGCCGGCTTCGACAAGGGTGGTCGTCCAGCCTACGAGAGCGTCGGAAGCGGCAATCGGACCGATGAAGTCCTCGAAGTACGTCATCACGTCCGGCCCGATGGCGCCCAGGAGCTGCTTTCGGTTCTTACCAAAGTAAAGAAGGTTGTCGCCGTAGTGTCGGGTGTGAAGGCTCATACAATTCGCTCCTCTGAGCGCCGGCGAACCGGCGAAATGTTGAAAATGAGGCGGCCCGGTCTGCCGCCCCGGGGATTACGTGTTAAGCGCCGATGACCGTGACATTCGGCTGCCGCGCATCGCCGACGAAAACCACAGCCGCTAGCAGCACGGTGGCGCCGCTGCTGATTTCGACCGTGAGCCAATTCTTGCCCGATGGCATTTCCGAAGAATCGACTTCAATCGCCAAAAGGAAGTTGTCCTTAGAGGCATTGCTGACGGTGAGATCCGCAGAACTCGCCCAGGCCCCCAGCACGTCCGCTGTTGCGGACTTACATGCGGCGGAGCTGTAGCGATAATTGAATGTCAGCGCTGTGGTCTTGGTGCCGGCAGTCGCGCCGGAGTAGACCTTGACGTGGAAGTCGGCCACGGTGATGCTGCCGAGCGCGATCAGCGCCAGGACGCTGTGAAGAAGGCCCATATCGACCGAGTCGCTGTCGGCGCCGGCGGCTGCATCGATTGGAGCCAGCCCTGGAATAATTGTGAAATTTTCAGTGATCTTCATGGTTGCTCCTTATGACCGGGTGGCGAGCGTGACGAAATAGCTCCGCGTCGCGGTGCCCTTGAATGGCGTGATCGCTGTTTTGTTCTTGGGTTGTCCGCCGAGCCGATAGGTCACGCGGAATGTTTGCTCGTCATTCAGGAAGCGAACGTGCATCGATGACGCCTGATTGATGCCACCTTTGCGCACCAGTCGGTATCCGCCGAAGTCCGCCAGGATGATGTCGCCCACCGTTCCGAGCGCGGAGCAGTACTCCACTTCGATGACCGGGCGGCCCTTGATGCGAAGTGCACCATCGGGACCGTAGGTCACAAAGCGGGGTTCCAGCGCTGCAGTTCCGGCGATGATCGAAAGCTTGTCGAGCTGAGGGCCGAGTTCACCGTTGATCAGCCAGACCGCTTTCGACTTCGATCGCGTCAACAGGCGCACCCACATATTGGAGATGTTCTCGTTGACGACGCTGGCCGCGTCCTGACCGGTCTCTTTTGCGACGCTGACTGTGCCGGCATGCGCAATGATTCCAAGCGGCTTGTCGGCGCCACCGTCACCTTCGATAATCGCGTCTTCCGCCATGAAGGTCAGATCTTCGACGAACGCTTCGTTGTAGATCCCGGTAATCGCAGAGGCATCGTTCATCAACTCTTCCGTGATGTATGCGGCCCCAGCCAGTTTCCCGAGATCGGTCGAGCGCTTGTCGAACTTCACTTTGGAGGACGTGATGTCGCCACCTTCGCCGACCCAGTAGGTCTGAATGGCGCCCGAGCGAGAGCCCGTAGCCCGACTGGTTTCATTGATGTAGCGCTCGACGAGTCCGTTTCCCTGAACATCGATCGGGTTGCAGAGTGCCAGGATCTGCCCGGCTTCACGCATACCGGCCTCGATCGTGGCGGACAGATCCCTTTGGACCAGGTGGCCACCGTCGGAGTCGAATGCCTCGCTGGCGCCGGAGATCGATGCCTGAAGCATGTTGTGCGCTTCTTCGACGCTGTTCAGGCCTCCGCACAGTTTTCCGGTCGTCTTGGTGTAGACGGCCTGAAGCTCATGGCCGAGTGTCCGGAATACCGGCTTGCCTGATTTCGGGTCATCGTCTTCCGCTTCATCCAGCCCCATGTTGGGAACGTCGGGATTTCTCGATCGACCGGCCTCGGCGTTTTCCATCCGTTCGTGACGATTGGCGTCCGCAAGCAGAGTGTCGATTTCCGAGTTTATGGTGTCGATGTCGGAACGTTCCTGTGCCGTGAAGTCCCGGTTTTCTTTGTCGATGACGGCGAGGATTGCACTTCCGGCCTTGCGCTTGACGTCGGCCCTGTTTCTGAGTTCGAGAGACTTTCGCATCTTCGTGCTCCTGAGTCTCACTGCCCAAAACGAAACGGGCGGAGACTAGAAAAGTAATTTGGTTACTTCGCTAGCCTCCGCCCGCTAATGGCGTTCGGATCTACGCTTCCCTTATTTCGATTGCCCTAATGGGGCTGCGGCCTGCCGCTCGACGTCAGGGACTTTCAAATTCAGACTACTGTTTACGGTAAGTTGCTTTTCGGTGTCAAGGACTTTCTAAACAAACTTGGCTGCCAGATCCAGTC